GATTACCTCCGCTTGTTGCACCATTACCACCAGGCCTCTGGACGCTATGTGTTGCATCAAATACGACAGGATTGTCATACGTATCCAACAAATAGCATATACCTGTGAAATCAACGACCAATGTATTATAACCAAAACTTGTTCCGCGTTCAGTTATCCATACATCATCGTGTGGTACATTTTTTGTTTTAGAGAGTATTCCTTCAACATCCCATGGAGCGAGGAATTGACCCTTCTTGATATTTATATATTTTGCGTTTCCAGCAGAGTAAGTTTTTACTGCTTCTTGAATGAGATCAGTTTGTCTACAAAGAAATGCAGGTATTTGTATAACATCAACTGAACCCCAAAAATATGATAAATTAAAAATTTCTTGTACAGAATGAAAGTCTGTAAGTGTCTTTACACCAAGTGCATCTTTAAGTTTTAGAAAATCTCTTAACGTATAGCTCATACCTATACCTCTTTTACTTTCCAATGATGTACGATTTGCTTTATCGTAAGATGCTTTGAAATAATAGTCTACGCCATATTGATCGCATATATCTTTACAGTGTTGTGCAATCATAAGTGAATGGTCATAAGACTCATGCTGACAAGGACCTGCAATTATTCTCATGACTGTGTTACATTATCGCATTGAGAGTCTGCGATTCTAGTCCTTAATTCGGTTGTGCTGAATGTATGTTTACGTGAGTTATAAACTATTTCGATACCTTTTTGCTGGCATATATCTTTACCTGTGAAATCTTTAGTTTTGTATTCCTCACCGACTATTCTTACGTCTATAGGATACGATAACATTATATCTAATACTTCTTTTTCTGTTGTATAAGGTATAATCTCATCGACATATTTACATGCAGATACTTGTACATATCTTTCAAATAATCTTTGAACTGGAGTATTTTTTGTATGTGGTCTATCAATACTCGGATCTGTTTGTAATCCTACGATTAAATGATCGCAATGCTCCTTTGCTTCTTTAAGCATGATAACATGACCTGCATGAAATAAATCAAATGCAGAGAATGTAATACCTACTTTCATTTTTTCTTACCTGATGTCCTTCTAACAATATCATTATGATTGAACTCCGCCCAGTACAATTCAAATGCAATACCAGATTCTATACCTTCAAACTGATGGAACTTACCAGGTTTGACTTGTGTAAAGTCACCTGGATATAGTATAGTTTCATCTACTAATCCTTGATCGTCTTGCCATACTGTAACTTTCATAATACCAGATTCTACAAAGAATCCGTTCCATTTGTATTCATGTTTGTGTTCTGAGCACACAAAACCTTTATTGTATTCTATACGATGAAACTCTAATACACCATTTGCATGTATGAGTTCTGTTTGTCCCCATACTTTTCCTGCTTTACTCACTAAAAGAACCCCACTTTTCTACCCAGTTTTCTGCTGTATCTTCAGCATAATTCTCACTGTGATCTGATACATCAATTGTTCTTACTACTTCTGTGCCTTCAAAGCAAACAACTGCATATCCTTTCTCAGTTAGAACGACATCTGCTGTTCGATTATTTTCTGTGTTTACGTAACAACTAATTGGTTTACTCATGATCCATTCTCCGTAAAATTTTGTCTACGTTGTTGTTCAGCCAATTCATCATTATTTTGTAGCCAATCTTCAGAAGTAGTACCTTCATCTGATTTCGTAGCTTCACGATAATAAAGAATAATTTCTTTCTGTTGAAGTATATATCGTCTTAATTCCTGCATGTTATAAGCCATATTCTCATAACCTTGAGGAGTCATAGCAAATACAACAAAGTCACCACCAAGATCGCCTTCAATCTCTGCAATCTTCTCCTCCATATTACCAGCAGTGATCACATACCAACGAACATTTTCCATTCGTATCTCTTGTGGTAATGGAGGTTGATAGATGTCTAACTTAACTTCTGTCGTAACTACTTGCACTGGTGGAAGTGGAGGTAACTCTTCAGGCCCACCAAAGTTTGGAAACGAAGCACAACCTACTAATAATAAACTACTCAACAACAATAGAATCTTCATCATCTTCTCCTGCATAAGTTGGTGCATTCAGTAAAGCTTTATCAACTGTTCTCTTTACTTCTAATAATTTTTTCTTGCAACCATAACCATTAAAACCATCAATATTACGATCGTTCATAACATCTTTCCATTGCCAAATCTGTTCTTTAATCGATTCAACTCCACATTTTTCTACATACGGCATTAGCTTTCCTCATTCTCATCATCAGCATTCGCAATCTCTCGCGAATCTTGTTCAATCTGACGAAATACATCATTCGTCCCATTATTAATTCTTGGCTCAATCATTCCAGGACGAGCTCTAGCAAGTCGATACAAGTTATGCTCTCTAAAGATTGAAAGATATTCATTCTTTTCTCTCTCGAGTTCAGCAGACCTTGTAGTAAGTGTCCCTATTTGTTGAGCCTGAGCTTGCATCTGAGCTTGAATATTTTCTAACGTTCTTGCGTTTTGTTCAGCTGCTGCTTGCAGTGCAACGTTTTGTTGATTAACTACATCGTAGTTCCTTTGAACTTCTTGTAGTCGTCCTTCTAATTGATTGACAATAAACAAATGAGCAGCATAGCCACCACCTGCTAACACCAAAATAATTGGTAATACTCTAATCATTCCTAGCATTTTTTACCTCGTAATAGTCGTTTTTCATTCTTCGATATACAGCTCTAGCACTGTCTGGTCTATTTACTGTACACGTATCGTACTTAGCACCACCACCAAAAGTACTTCGTGACACTGTCTGTTCTATAGTCTCACGTTCTGGCTTACCTGCTTGCTTTGCCATAGCTTTTGCTACCTTACGTAACATCTTTGCTTTCTTTGCATTCATCATTCACCTACAATATGATTATATATTTCTTTCCAGGACCAATAACATGGTATATCTCCAACAGCTTCCATGTCAGTATGATCATGTCTAACTAATATCGGATTAAGTCCTGCAACTTCTTTACCAACGAGAGCATTTTCTAGTTTATCTTCAATCCACCAGTAATCTGTAGTATTAAATTTCTTTAATCCTTCGTGTTTATCAGAACCGGTGTCAAGAATAGTAAAACCTTCGAATACATCTCCGAAATTTTTCTTTAAACATTCTATTCTTAGTTGTTGTGCTTGATAAGCGTTTGATTGGGATGTAACAACGTGAAAGAGGAAACCATGCTCTTCATGTAGTTTCCTCACATATTTCACTGAGTCTCTTAATGGAGATAAAGAGGACATAAAGCAAGATTCATTAAATAATCTTACCCACATATTACTTACAGATCGAGGAACTCCATACTTTTCATTCATCTTATACTTTCTATCATCAACTTGAGTAATTGCAAAATTATTGCGTAAAACAAATTGATGGAAAGCTGGTTCCCAATCTAATAAAACACCGTCTGCATCAACTAAAATTATCATAATATAGCCATTGTATCACAGTTAAGCTGGATTGTACACTACTTTTTTTGGTCCAGTCTTTTTATTTAATGTTTGTTTCTTGTGTCTACCTTTCTTTTTATTTCTTGGATCGAATCTTGTAAATTTAGCCATTAAAATAAGTCTTAATCATTTCTATTTTATCTTGATAATCAGCCATCTGTGCTAACTCTTTTTCAATAGAGTCCATCACATCAGGATGCTCTGCAACACCCACACCTTTTTCAAGATAAACTTCAACGTTAATCTTATGTTTTTCAATGTGTGCTTCAAAGTGCTTGATCAGAGCATTGATTATTCTTGTTTTCATATTGCTTCTAATCTTTTCATTAACCTTTCTGCTCTATTGGTAACTTGTTTGTACCAAAGAGAATCCCTACCTTCAACTGCAGCTTTTTTCCAATCGTTTGCATCTAAAGCTGCTTTAAAGTTTTTAAACTTCGAAAGTCTTGTTCTTCCCATATTGAACATCATGTTAACTAACACTTGTTGCACTTCGTCTGGCCAATCGTCTACAAATCGAGCACCGTAAAGTTCTACACACTCACTAATTGCAGTGTCTAAATCTTTTTCAAAGCACTCTTTTACTCTATCCTCAGATACTGGTGTACCAACTTCTTGTCCGTGTTCTGGGTCACTTTCTAATACTAAGTGACCGACACCGAATGTTGGGTAACCTAAGTGATCTTTATATATTTCATAAACGACACCTTCATCGACCTTTAAGGTCTCAAATACTGCTTCTCTATTCATCTATTGCGTCCTTTGTATCTCCATTATACATTAATTGTATTACCTCTTCCAGCTCCTTTTTTAATCTTCCTTAAAAGATCTCGATAGTCTCCAGAAGTTTTTGAAACTGCATCACCTCGCATCGATATGATATCTGGTTTTGCATTAATTATCTGTTCATATTTACCCGAGTCAAGTTTTTCTTGTCTCTGTGCAATAGAACAAAATTCTTCAGTTACCTCTCCAGTTTCTTTATTTTTAAAAGTATACGTTGGCATTAGTCAACCGATTTAAGTAAGCCAGGAAAAGCATCGTTAATTGTTGCTTTTGTTAATCCAGCAAAACCTTCCTTATCCTTCATCTTAACTAGATAAACAGCTTCCTCTGGATGGACTGATTCTAATAATCCTATGAACATTTGTTCTCTTTTGTAGTCTGGTAAATCTTTTCCTTGACCACCTTTAATGAAGTAA